AGTATTTGATATAAATTAAATAATAAAAAATAAAAATAAATAACAATATGGCAGGTTCATATAAAGAAACAGATTTGGTAAAAGGTAATTCAATATTACTTTATGCAAACAGCAATCCAGTCGCATTTGGTAAGAGTTGCGACCTCTCAATTAGTGCTGATTCAATTGATTGTACATCAAAATTTAGCGGAAATTTCAAAACTTCAATCCAAGGACAGATAAGTTATACAGTCGGTTCTGACTTCCTATTAACTTATGCATCTGGTGACACCAGTTTTGATACACTTTTGGCAATTCAATTGTCAGGTGGTACAGTTCCTTTTGTGATCGGTACAACAACTGATTCAGCAACATTTGCAATGACAAGTGGTAAATATAGCGGAACAGCAATTATTACTTCTTTAAGCTTAAAGGCAGAGGAAAATGGTATTTGTTCTTGTTCTTTATCCTTACAAGGTACAGGGGCATTAACAAAGGTAACAGTTTGATAATTAATTAAATAATCAATTAAAGTATTAAGGTGGTGATTCAGTTCATCACCTTTTTTTATGCCTTATTCTGACGGTCAGGAACACCACATAATTAGTATATAAATAAAAAATATGAACTTGAAACTATCAATTAAATCGATAATAAAATGGGAGCAATTAACTAGTAAATCATTTAATAATATCAATTACTCAGATAATGATGAAATGATGAAATTACTTTATTGTATGGTACTATGTAATAACGATGAACTATTTGATTATGAGGAATTTAATCAACTGATTGAGAATAAAAAACTATCAAAAGAGATATTTACAAAGTTTTCAAAAATCCTCAAAAATATTGAACAATTCACAGAAAAAAGTGAATCTAAAATTGAAGAAGATGAACAAGTTGAAGACTCAATAAATGAAGTTCAATTTATAAAAGATATTGCCGCACTGCTAATAATTCAAGGTGGTTTAGGTGCTGATTATGTAATGAATGAAATGGAAATAACAGATATAAGTTATTACATGAAAGCATATAACAACAGAATAAAGGAACAAATGGAAAGCAACCGATTATGGTGCTATATGTCAATTTTACCACATATTGACAGCCACAAATGTGATTCCCCATCCAAATTTTATCCTTTTCCTTGGGAAATTGAAACAATCAAAAAAGAAGAAAAACAAACTATTCAAAGTGTCAAAGATGAGTTTGAAATGATGATGAAAAATAATAATAAAGAAAGAAATAATATTACAAATGGCTAATGGTAAATTAAGTTTCGCTGTTGCGGTTAACTTGCTGACTGACAATTTTAAAAAGGTTCAAATGAACTAAAAATGGATTCCGCAATATCCAGATGCAAGCAATGGGAATGGTTGCGGCTCTGGGGGCTGGAACTGTTGGATTTACTGCATTTATTTCAAAACTGATCGATACAGCAAGGGAAACAAACAGAGCGACAACAGCATTAAGAAACATATCTGGTGGGGCTGTAGAGTTCGGAAAAATCAAAAATTTCTAATTGAATTATCTGGCAAATATGGTCTATATGTCAATGATTTAGTGGGGAACTTTGCAAAGTTCACAGCAGCGGCAAGCGTTGCTAATATGCCAATGAAGGACCAACAGAAATTATTTGAAAGTTTGTCACGTGCATGTGTTGGGTTTGGTTTATCGGCTGATGATTCTAATGGTGTGTTCCTTGCCATCACCCAAATGATGGGAAAGGGCAAAATTCAGGCTGAAGAATTACGTGGACAATTAGGGGAAAGATTGCCTATAGCAATGCAGGCGATGGCTATTGCCGCTGGAACAAGTGTCGCAGGTCTTGACAAGATTATGAAGAAAGGGGAATTAATGTCAGCTGATGTATTGCCTAAATTCGGGCAGGCATTAACTGACATGTTACCTAATATTAACACCGATAATATAGAGACTTCATTAAATAGATTGAAGAATTTATTCAAAGATTTAACCGAAAATCTGGGTGTTGGAAATGCTTACAAAAAAATAATTGATGGTACTGGCGAACTGTTTGGCTGGATAATTAGTAATCTATCATCTGTTAGTAATGTAATTGTAAACATAGTATCAAGTACAATCATTGGAAAGGCATTTAATTCAATTATAATTGCGTACAAAAAACTAGAAGTAGAAGCAGCTAGAAGCTATGTTAAACAGTGTTTAGCGGCAAAGGTTGCATTTGATCAACAGGCATATAATGCGAATAAATTCACCAATATTTCAAAGCTTGCATTTGCAAAAGTTGGGCTATTTCTTAAATCTGCATTTAATACCATTGCCCCATTTTTGGTTATTTCCGCAATTGTTGAACTGATTCAAAAAGTTACAGAATACAATCAAAAGCAGAAGGAAATAAAGGCGGTTTGGTCTGATTATCAAGATGGTATAAAAAAAGCGGCTGGCGGTGAAGAAATTGAAAAAATGAAAGCACTGCTTGCAATAACTAATAATCGTCACGCATCACAGAAGGATATAAATTCAGCACAAAAGGAATTGATGGGAATGCTGAATGTTGAAAAAGTGTCGCAAAAAGAATTAAATAGATTAGTCGCAAAAAGGGTTGAATTAATTGAAAATAGTGCGAAAGCTGATTATTATGCAAGAAGTAAAGTAGAAGGTGAAGCAAAAAATGATGATATTAAAAATAAGGCTGCAAAAATAGGAATTGATGGTAATGAATTTGATAGGCTTGCAAAAATTGCTCCTCTTAATAATTCATCATCAAAAAATAAAGAATATTTTAGAAAGGTTGTTACTAAATCATTGCCCGAAGATTCTTGGACTTCATTACAGACAGTTGTAGATTATATTAATGAATTTAACGAAAATCAAAGAGTTATAAATGATGCATCCGTTAAATTACAGGGGGTTGTACTATCATCTAAAGTTGAAGTTCCAAAAGGCACTGATGATAAAGAGAAAAAAACACCTCTCGAAAAGGCAGAGGAAGAATACAATAAATCGATCAAAGAGTTTAAAAATCAGTTAGCAGCAGGGGTAATTAAACAAAATGATTATAATAAAGCTGTTGATGAATTAAGTAAAAAAACTGTTGAAAATATTGGTAGTATATTGGGTAATAAATCATCTAACAATAATGTATTTAATCAAGCTAATAAACATGTTCAAAATCCTCTATATACTAATGAACAACAGGCAAGCGATGAACTGGAAAAAGTTCAAAAAGATTACACAGATAAACTTGCTCAATTAATTGAAAAAAAGAATGTTGGATTAATTGATGAAACTAAATATAAAGAAGAATTATCATCATTAACTGATACAACAATTGATTCAGTTCTGGCAATAAAAAATATCAATTTATCATCAAATGAGTTCGCAAAATCACTTGTAAAATCAAGTAAAGAATTAAAAAAAATTGATTCAAAAAAATATCTATTACCGAAAAAAGATGCAACAGACCACACTTTTGATTATAAAAAAAATAATGTTGAAAAACAACAAGATGTTATTGAAAGTAATGATAAATATAAAGATTCACTTGTTGATAAATTCAAAGACCTTGGTGTTGATGACATTGAGGAAAAAATAAAAAGTGCTGGCGGTGACTTAAGTAAATTAAAATCTCAATTTAATGGTCAGGCTGATCAACTTATAAATGAGTTAAATGAAGCAATGAAAAAAGCCCCATCACTTGCCGAAGCTTTAAAAATTATGCAGGTCAAGAAAGATGTAAAAGATTTACAAAAACAACTTGCTGGTGGTCTTTATGATGGCGTGAAAAATGTTGCAAATGGTGCGAAAAACATGTATGAAGGATTTAAAGCAGTTAAAGAAACAATCAATGATGTTGATGCAACAGGTTGGGAAAAGTTTCTGGCTGTCTGGGATGCACTTACTAACACAGTTGATAGTATATTATCAATGATAAAAATGATTGATACATTAACTACTATATTTAAACAATTAGGTCAAGCAAAGAAGCAAGAACAAGCAATTGACAATGCAATGACAGCCCAAAAAGTCACAAATGCAGCAGTTGGAGCGACAGCAGAGGTAACAGCAGCAGGAGTAACAACAGTTGCAGCGCATCAAGAAGTTGCAGCAAACACCGCATCGGCAGGAAGTTCAGCCGCAAAATCAGCCGCAAAATTACCTTTTCCTTTAAATCTTGTCGCAATCGCTGGAAGTATAGCAGCAGTTGTTGCACTAATTTCAACGCTTCCGAAATTTGCAAATGGCGGTATAGTTGCTGGCGGTTCACTATCAGGCGATAAGCTAATAGCTAGAGTAAACAGCGGTGAAATGATCTTAAATCAGAATCAACAAAGTACTTTATTCGGGCTGTTAAATGGTCGTGGTGGTGGTACAACAACAACATCAAATGGTGGCGGTGAAGTAGTATTTAAAATTGATGGAAAATCATTAAAAGTGAAATGATCTTAAATCAGAATCAACAAAGTACTTTATTCGGGCTGTTAAATGGTCGTGGTGGTGGTACAACAACAACATCAAATG